TGACATTAATGGTGCGATTGTTGCCAGTGGCGACATTGCTGCGGCGTCGCTAGATATTTCCGGAAACGTTGATATTGACGGCACTTTAAACGTAGACGCTATCGACATTGACGGCGCGGTCCAACTAGATAACACACTTACCGTAGGTGTTGATGACACTGGTTATGATGTTAAGTTTTACGGAGCTACCGGTGGCGCTTACATGCTCTGGGATGAGTCAGCAGATGACTTGATTCTAGCAGGAGCGGCAGGGCTTGTTGTTGCGGGCAACGTAGACTTCAATGGCGATTTAGACGTAGACGGCACAACTAATTTAGACGCAACAAATGTTGTTGGTCAACTTGCCGTAACTGGTGGTATTTCAAGCACCACCCGCACTGACATAAGTACAGCCGCAGATGTTCCTGTTCTTAACGCAACTAACTTAGATAATAGTTCAGCGGTAGGTTTAAACATAACTTACCCAAATACCAACGTAGCGGGCGGTGATGGTCTGGCTATAGCCATCGGCATATCGGGTCGAGGCCGTTCTTACATCGCCAATAAAAACAATGACGCCAATTTAGATGCTTCTAATTTAGCTTTTTTTACAGAAAACGGTGGTGTTATTGGAGAAAGAGTTGTTATTGACCAAGCCGGCGGTTTTGGAGTAACTCCGATTGCCGGAGGCCACGCAGTCTTCAACGAAGGTGGTGTAGACGCTGACTTCCGCGTTGAGTCTGACAGCAACACTCATATGTTGTTTGTTGATGGTGGAAATAATCGGGTCGGCATAGGAGAAGCATCAAGTCCTTCCGCAACACTTCATGTTAATAGTGGGGGCAAATAATGAAGTTATTAGATTAGAAAGTACAGATACAGAAGCGTTTATTCATCTTAAAGACTCTACAGGTTCCTCCTTTATTAAAGGAAGAGGTGATTTAAGGTTTGAAGTAGGCAGTGCTGATGTTGTTCAAATGCTCTCTACTGAAACAGTAATAAATACTTCAAGCAATGATTACGACTTCCGCGTTGAGTCTAACGGCAACACTCATATGCTGTTTGTTGATGGTGGTAATGATCGCGTTGGTATAGGCGTTGACGCTCCTTCAGATGTCTTTCAAGTGCATTCTGGTGCGGCAGGACGTTCAATATTCAGACATGCCTCTGGTGATGGTGGAGTGACAATTACAGGAACAGGTGCAGGTAGTGCGGCATCCTTAGTTTTTGGTAACAACTGGGACAATGACGCGGGTTCAAACTTTGTGGAGGAATACCGCCTGTTTATGGATGGTGCTGACGATAGCCTAAAGTTTAACTATAACGCTAATTCAAGCACAGCCTTGACCTTATCAAGTTCAGGTGCGGCTACGTTTACTAGCAGTGTCACTGCAACGAAAGGAATATTTACTCAAGCTGGTGGAGATTTTGCTGCCGTATTTACTACACCTTTTGATTATGTTGCAAAATTTGAGTCAACAGATTCTGCGGCTTTTATTGTTTTAGAAGACGTCAATTCTACCGATAATGCGAACCGCATAGGTGCTGTTGGCGACAGTATACAAATTGAATCAGGCAACGTAGAAAACGCATTATTTACTAGCACAGCATCAGTCTTTAATGAAAATTCTGCGGACATGGACTTTCGCGTTGAGTCTGACAGCAACGCTTCTATGCTGTTTGTTGATGCAGGTAATAATCGCGTTGGGGTGGGTGTTGGCAGTCCACAACAAGCTCTTGATGTTAACGGTTACATAAAGTCAACACCGAACACCGCTGATACTAATTATTCAATGGAAATTGGCGCACGTTATGACTCAGCTTTTCCATTTTCTTTGGCTGTTAAGAACAACGGTACCCAGTTAAATTTTATAGAAGTTAAGGCTAATTCAGGAGGTGGTTCAGAAAGACTAATCTTTCCAAACGGTAATGTAAGTGTTGGGGATCAAACAGCTCCCACTGCAAAGCTCACTGTCAGTGGTGACAATAACGGCGCAATTAACCTGTTGCAGTTACGAAATTCAGATTCAACTTACTCTCAAAGTTTTGATTTTGAACTTGGCACGGCCAAAAACATGACTGTCACTGGCGCAAGTGGTAACGGCGGCTATAGGTTTAACGGCGGCACCAACGGGTTTGTCATTAACGAAACAAGCAACGACATGGACTTCCGTGTTGAGTCTAACGGCAACGCTAATGCCATACTTGTAGATGCAGGCGCTAATCGCCTGAACATTTTTGGCGCATCAGGAAGCTCAACGGTTGACATTGTTACGGGTAATGGTTCCGCCGGAGATTCGGTTTTAGGCGTCAGTATAAAAGGTGCTGATACTAACTTAACAGATAAGTTAAATTTAGGCGTAAACACCTCTTCTTCTTATGCCTTTATCAATGCCGTTAGACCCGGAACAAATAACATTCCATTACATATCCAGCCTCTTGGCGCAGGTGTGGTTTTTAATGAAAACGGTGCAGGCAATGGCAGTGTTCGTATGGAATCGGACAATAACGTCAACGCATTTAGATTAGACGCTGGAGGTGATTCTGTAGGAATTGGATTAGCACCGGGAACGGGAGCAACAGCCTTATATACGACTGGTATAACTCTGACTTCTTCACAATACGATCTAGCACTTGGTCCAAACATAGATTATGGGACGGCGAGTGCGGTACAGGGGGGTTCGATAGACTCCTTGGTTGGCATGAGTACCACGACAAGAAACGGTTCTACTTTTGAATTTGAGTATTACTCGACTTCATGGAAAGCCTATCAATACGAAATTCATATTATGCACACGGCTGGGATGGTTATTGTTCATGCGGGGGGTTATCAAAACTCTGGAGCCCCCTCGCAGACTGTTACAACAGAGGGACTTACAAGCAGTATTAGTTCGGCTACTGTAACGTCTACTAGCGCAGGAGGTGTCTCTAATCAATCAACCAAACTTACTATTACACTGTCTGGTGCGTTCACGCACCCGTGTATTCGTATAAAGTATTCGCAATCTGGCGGGGATGGAATCCCAAGAGGTGATCGCTTACATTTTACTTACAACTATTAACTAACTGTCATTAAAGGAGAAAGAAACATGGCAATTACAAACACATGGTCCATATCGGACATGCAAAGAACTGACTCGGACGGGGTTGTATTCCTCGTTTACTGGTCAATGGTGGCGGCAAGCGATGGCGATCCATCGTACACTGCTTCAGAAGGCGGAAAACTCCGCTGTGAAGGAGACCCTACGTCTCCAGACTTTATTCCGTATGCTGATCTAACAGAGAACGATGTTCTTGGTTGGGTATACGACAGCTTAATCGAAGGCGACGAAACCGCTGCCGAAGCTAAAGCTCGCGTAGAAGCGGATCGGGATGCAAAGGTGCAAAAGCAAATTGATGCCGCTGCAACAACTGAATCTGGTGTCCCTTGGGCATCTTAATTTAACTTAAATAAGGAGACTTATAATGGCGAAAAATGAAAAGAAAACCATTACTGTCAACGATGTAGAACACAACGTTGAAGACCTAACCGAGCAACAAGTTGCGATGGTTAACCACATTGCTGATCTGGATAAGAAGCTAGGAAGCCTACGCTTTAACATGGATCAGCTAAACGTAGGCCGCGAGGCTTTTGTCAATATGCTCACAGCGTCTCTTGCTGAAGCGGAGAATGCTGAAGAAGCCGAAGTAGTGAACGGATGATATGCCCTTACAAAAATTACAGTTCAGGCCCGGAGTAAACAGAGAAACCACTTCGTATACAAACGAGGGCGGTTGGTTTGACTGTGACAAAGTAAGGTTTCGTTTCGGCACCCCCGAAAAGATAGGCGGCTGGGAAAAATATTCAGGCAAGAGCTTTTTAGGCACTTGTCGGGCATTAAAACCATTCGTTGCACTAGATGGCGCAAGCTATTTGGGTGTCGGAACGCATCTAAAATACTACATTAACGAAGGTGGTGGTTATAACGACATCACTCCTATTCGTGCGACGACTGCTGCGGGTGACGTAACGTTTTCCGCGGCCAACGGCTCATCGACCTTAACCAGTTACCGATAATGCCCACGGCGCAAAAGAAAACGATTTTGTTACCTTTAGTGGCGCGGTAACACTTGGCGGTAACGTAACAGCCGCTGTTCTTAACCAAGAATATCAAATCTCTCGGATAGTAAACTCTAGTTCTTACGAAGTTTTGGCCAGAGAAGTTGCTTCACTTAACGACATTACAATAAATGGTACTTATAGCCCTACACTCGTTGTAGCTAATGGTTCCGATACCGGTAATGGCGGTAGTTCTATTGTAGGTACTTACCAAATTCAATCCGGTTTGAACACGACTGTCGCCGGAACGGGTTGGGGTGCAGGTACTTGGTCACGTGGAGCATGGGGTTCAGGCGCTAATTTGACCGCTGTAGGCGACATTTTGCGTATTTGGAGCCACGACAACTTTGGTGAAGACCTTATTATTAACGTCCGTAACGGTGGTATTTACTACTGGGACAAATCTACCAGTTCAGCACCTTTTGCACCGGCAGTAGAGCTATCTCAACTTGCGGGCGCAGACCCTACAACACCGACTATCGCAAAACAGGTCATGATTTCGGATCGTGACAGGCACGTTATTGTGTTTGGTTGTGATGCTCAAGACGATATTGGGGTACAAGACCCCTTACTTATTCGCTTTTCTGACCAAGAAAACCCTTTGGTATGGTCAGCAGAAGCAACTAACACGGCAGGTGATCTGCGGATCGGTACAGGCTCTGAGATAATCACGGCCCTCGAAACACGGCAACAAATACTGGTGTTTACCGATAAATCGCTACACGCCATGCAGTATTTAGGACCACCTTTCACGTTCGGTATCTCTATGATTTCCGAAAACATTACTATTGCTAGTCCTTTGTCCGCTATTGCGGTAGATGACATGGTGATGTGGATGGGTGAAGAAGAGTTTTACATCTACAGTGGTCAGGTACAAAAGCTGCCTTGCTCTGTCCGTGCTTATGTATTTAACGATTTTAACCAAGACCAAGCTGAAAAAGTTACGGCAGCAATAAACTCGTCGTTTTCTGAGATTTGGTGGTATTACCCGTCTGCTACGGTAACTAATGGCATCAAAAACCAAGATATTGATAGATATGTTGTCTACAACTATCAGGAACAGGTCTGGTACTACGGAACATTGTCTAGAACGGCGTGGATTGACCGCGGTATTGGTCAATATCCTATTGCGGCAAGCTCTGACGGCTACCTTTACTACCATGAATTTGGTCAAGATGACGGCAGCGTAAACCCACCAGCCGCTATTAGCTCCTACATTGAGAGTAGTGAAATGTCGATTGGTGCGGGAGACAACTTTGTGTTGTTGAGCAAGCTAATACCTGACGTGACGTTTGACGGCTCTAGTTCACCGTCTCCAAACGTAGACTTTACTCTTGAAACCAGACGTTTTCCGGGTGAAGACTATACACAAACAACAAATAGCAATGTAATTCGTACCTCTACCGTGCCTGTAGAGCAGTTTACCAATCAAGTAAGACTGCGTTTGCGGGGTAGATCGTTTGCATTAAAAATAGAATCAGACAATACCGGCGTAGAATGGAGACTAGGTACGCCGCGTGTTGAATTAAGACCGGATGGACGTAGATGAGTAGAGGCTTAGTACAACCCTTATTCCCAAACGCGCCTTCTGACTATAACTCAGAGTATATGTCGGAAGTTGTCCGTGCTTTCTCTGTTTTTCTGCAACAAGTAAACAACCCCGGTCCATGGCAAGCGTCAGCTTTGACTTTGCCAAACTTACAGACCGACAACTATAACCTTCCTCTTGGTGGTATTTTTCAGTACGGCGACGAATTGCGCATAACTGTAGCTAACAAGCCGTACCTGAGAGGATCACAAGCAGCGGGGGCCGTGGGTAACGTCACGGTGACAATAACATGAGTGATGGAACAATAATTAATATGCCTGACGGCAGTCAGTGGAAACCTTCCACTAGCACAGACATGGTACATTGTGCTAACTGTACTAATAAGGTCGATACTCCGGAGGAAATACTGTCCTATCCGAGTGGAAATTGCCCTGAATGTGGTTCTTCATGGACTGGAGGAGAGAACCGAAGTACAATAATACAGGTAACCATGCCTGAAAGCATTACTGGTGGAGCGGGATAATGGCAAAAGAAGCATTAATGGTTGAAGAAACCGAAGAATTAGAAGAACTGGAAGTCCCGACCGGTGGTATTGGCGATTTTGTCATGGAAGATGACGAACTCGAAGAAGTTTACGGAGATGACTCCGAAACAGATGCTAAAGAAGAGTTTGGTGACAACGGTATAGCACAATTTCCGGCGCTTGCAGAGCGCATGGCGAAGTATGGTCGAAACGAAGACAACATGCTGGCCCACGTTGCAGAGGGTGAATTAGTTATCCCAGCACAATTCCTCGAAGACGAGGTAATGAAGCAACGTATCTACGATATTCTTACAGAAGCCGGGGTTGAAGACCCTGAAGCTTATGTTGTTGGCGCAGAAGCTAACGACCTTAACCCTACTACAGGCCTACCTGAGTTCTTTTTGAAGAAATTATTCAAAGGAATTGGTAAAGCTATTAAGAAAGTGGTTAAGGCGGTTGTTAAAGTCGTCAAGAAAGTCGCTCCTATTATCCTACCTATTGCATTGGCGTTCACGCCTCTCGGACCTATTTACGGTGCGGCGACTTGGTTCAGGTATTGGAACACTTCTAAACGGTGGAAGCATTAAAGATGCCCTCAAGTCTGCACTTATATCGGGTGCGGTAGGTGGTGTTACTGCCGGATTCACCGGATCAGGTTCCTTTACCCAAAACATATCTGATGCTGCTTCAGGGTTTGGCGCTCGTGTAGGTCAAACAGTTTCTGGTGCAGGCTCTACCTTTACCGGTGGCGGATTTACTGGAGAAGGCAACTTGTTTAGTGATTATGTGCCTACACCGGGTGCAGAAGTTGCTTCCGCCGCGGAATCTGCGACGTCACTCACTACGCAACCAATTCAACAAGGCGATACTTTGAGTCAAATTGCGCAAGCAAATAATACTTCTGTTGACGCTTTGATGGCGGCTAACCCGCAAATTACTGATCCAAACATGATTATTGCAGGCGAAAGCCTCAATATTCCGCCTGTAAGTGCCGGTGGTACGTCGCTTTCTGAAAGTGTAGTGAAAAACGTCGGAGAAGATGTAGCCAGCGCAGCGGCAGAAGAAACCGCAGAGCGTAGTTTCTTAGAGAAAACCGGCGATTACATGTTCCGTGGTGGTCAATCACCCGAGGCAAATAGCGAGCGCTGCCGGAGATAAAGCTGGGTCAAGCTTATATTGCGGAAATGGCGGCTAAAGGTATTGCCCCCGTCTGAAGCCGGGTCTCAAATGCCGCTAACCGCAGCAGCCGGGCCCGGTATGCTAACTAGGTTTGGTCCTACAGCACTCGCGGGAACAACATTAGCGGCAGGGGCGGGTTTCTTTGATGTTCCAGAGATAGAGCAAGCTAACTTTATAGATTACAACCCTGACGGTACACCTACTACAGGTAGAGACCTGATCGACGCTGATCCCGGTAAGTACCTTGTACATAACTTAGGTCAATTGCAGTTAAATCCAGAAACAGGTGAATACGAGGCTGTAGCTAACCAAACTGCTTTTGAAGAAGAAGACTTAGTAGGTTATGCACCACCTGAACAAGTAGCGGTGTTGCCCCCACAAAACCAACAAAACTACTTAACAGCTAGTACCCCCGGCGGACCATTTGCACGTCCTTACGTGACAGCCGCAGAGGGTGGACCGATCTTCCCGCGTCGCACAGGCGGCATTGCACCCACTGAAGGTACTCCGGGTGAAGATAGCGTTCGAGCCATGTTAATGCCCGGTGAGTTTGTAATGACTACCGATGCAGTACGTGGTTTAGGAAACGGAAATCTTAACAACGGAATCCAGAATATGTATTCAGTAATGCGTAATCTTGAGAGCCGTGGGAGGGCTACGGCGTAATGGCTGAACAATCCACACAGATAGTCCGCGAAGCACCGGAAATTGAGGCTTATAAACTAGGCCTCTTACAATCTGCAAAAGCACTTGCTGACCAAGGACAAACTATTCCGCCCTATATGGTTGCGGAAATGTCTGGTCTACAGATCAAGGCAACTGAGTTAGCAGAAGCTGGTATTGGCGGGTATCAACCTTATTTACAAGAAGCTGGCTTTACGCTAGGTGACGCACAGACCGCCATGGGCGGTGTAATGACCGACGCTAAACCGTTCCAAACGGAAGCGTCAGCACTTATGACCGCAGGCGCGGGAAATATTCCCGGACAAGTTGAAGCCGCACAAACAGGTATTGCGGGCGCTATTACTGCGGGCGGCACCGCAACGACCGCCGCACAAAATGCTTTAGATGCTGCTGCCTTGGGTGGTAGAACTGCTGCCGGTGGTGGTCAGACTGCTTTAGGTACTGCCGCTGCTAATATTCCCGGCGTAATTTCAGATACTGCTTGCCGCTAATACCGCAGCAAATACGCGCTGGCCATTCAAGCTGTTGCTGATGCGCGGTTCTGGTCGGGAAACAGGTACACATACACAAGGTACGTCAACTCGCTGCTGCCGACGAAGCGTCTAGGAACTTGGCGGCTACCGTAGGACAAGCTGGTTTAACGCAAGCGGGTGCTACACAAACAGGATTAAACGAAGCTGCCGCAGCCGCGCAACAAGCCGCTACTGCGGGTCAAACCGGTCTTAATGCTGCCACTTTAGCCGGACAACAAACGGCTACCACCGGACAAGCCGGTTTAAGTGCCGCGGCGCGAGAAGCTTTAAACGCTAGGGCACTTGCCCAACAAAGCGGACAGGATTTAGGAACGGTAGCGGCTAACGCAAGACAACAAGCGCTTACTGGACAAACCACTTTAGGTTCTGCCGCCGGAACTGCACAAGGACAAGCTCGTGACGCGGGAGCCGGAGCGCAAGCCTCGGCCCTACAAGCGGGTACAGATTCTGCCGCTGCAATTGCGAACGCACGTCAAGCCGTTACCGGCGCGGGTGCAGGTCTTACTCAAGCAGGTATTGGTGGTTTACAAGCGGCGCAAGAAGCCGGTACTGCCACAAATGCAGCCATTCAAGCTGCAAGAGCCCAAGCGGCTGGTGGACAACAAGCTCTTGGCGCAGCCGGATTAGCCGGTGCAGATGCTGCTGCTCAAGCAGGATTAGGTGCAAGACTAGGTGCCGCGGGAACTGCGGCTGGTTTAGGTGGTGTATCCGACGCAGCACGGCTCGCGGCCCAACAAACAGGTGCTGGTGTAGCGGGTGCTACCGACGCAGCACGGCTCGCGGCTCAACAAGCTAGTCAAGGTTTAAGTGGAGTAAGTGGACAAGCTAGAACAGACGCACAAGCTGCTGGTGCTGGCGGAATAGGCGCTTATGAAAGAGCTATTGGCGGAATTGACGATGTTGCGGCAGCGGCTAGAAATGTTGCAGGCCAAGCTAGATCAGGTGGACAAACAGCAGCACAACAAGCTGCTCAACAGACTCAAACCGCAATTTCCGGCGCTAGGGGCATCACATCCGATGCTGCACAAGCTTTACAGCAAGCCGGAGCGTTAGGAACACAAACCGCTCAATCAGGTATTGCTGGTTTAGCCGGTACTACTGGTGCATACGATCCTGCTTCGGCTGGTTCGTTTATGAATCAGTATGAAGATGCAGCCGTTCAGCAAGCTTTAGCGGATATTCAACGTGCAGGTGATATTCAACAACAACAAGTTGGCGCACAGGCTGTAGGTGCAGGTGCCTTTGGTGGATCACGTCAGGCGGTAGCTGAACAAGAATTACAAAGAAACATACTAGAACAACAAGGTCGTACTGCCGCGGGTATGCGTCAGCAGGGCTTTGAAAGTGCTTCACAAAGAGCGCAACAAGCCTTTGAATCACAACAAGCTAGGGCTCAACAAGCCGCACAACTTACTGGCGCACTGGGGGCTCAAGGTTCTCAGGCAGGTATGGCCGCGGCACAAGCTGCTGGTACATTAGGTTTATCTGCGGAAGAACTTGCAGCACGAACAGCACAACAACAAGGTCAATTGGGACTATCTGCCGAGCAATTGGCAGCTACTACCGGTATGTCCGCAGAACAATTGGCGCAGCAGGGCTTAACTCAAAGCGGTCAATTAGGTTTGTCAGCTTTTGGTCAGCAGGGTCAGTTAGCGCAAGGTGCAAGCCAATTAGCGTCTTCAAACTTGGCTCAAGCGGGTCAGTTGGGAATGTCTGCCGAGCAGATGGCGCAACAAGGTGCTTTAAACGCAGGACAGCAAGCACTGTCCGCGGAACAGCTTGCGGCCTCAAACTTGGCTCAATCCGGTCAATTAGGTCAATCTGCCGAGCAATTAGCCGGTCAGCTTGGTATGTCTTCTGCTCAATTGCAGGGTCAGTTAGCTGGACAAGCGGCTCAAATGGGTATTTCCACAGAACAGTTAGCCGGACAGTTAATTAACCAGCAAGCACAGACAGGTATGTCGGCCAATCAGTTGTTGGCTCAAACTGCACAAAATGCCGGTCAGTTAGGTCTATCCGCAGAACAGTTAGCGGCGAACACGGCTCAACAACAAGCTCAAACCGGTATATCTGCGCAACAATTAGCGGGTCAGCTTGGTATTAGCGCATCACAATTAGAAGGCCAATTGGCTGGACAAGCCGCGCAGATGGGTATTTCAGCCGAACAGCTTGCGGGTCAGTTGATTAATCAACAGGCTCAGACCGGTATGTCGGCAGAGCAGCTTGTTTCTCAGTCCGGTATGACTGCGGCACAACAGGGCGCTCAACTCGGAATGCAAGCAGCGCAACTTGGTCAAGCAGGAGCGCAACAAGGCGCTCAAATGGGCCTAAATGCAGCACAATTAGCACAGTCTAGCGCACAGCAAGGCGGGCAGATGGGTCTAGCTGCTCTGAATCAGGCCGGTCAACTAGGTTTAAATGCCGAGCAAATGGCGTCAGCCAATGCAAACGCGCTGGCTTCAACAGGCATGAACCTACAGTCGCTTGCAGCACAAACAGGCATGAGTGCCGCGCAGTTAGCGGGTCAATTAGGCCAACAAACAGGCGCGTTAGCCATGCAAGGTGTAAACCAGCAGGCGGACATTGCAAACAGAGCCGCGCAACTTGGTATATCTGCCGAGCAATTGGCCGGTCAGTTGGCCAGTCAATCTGGTCAGTTGGGTCAAGGCCAAGCACAAATGGCTATGCAGGGTTCACAAGCAGGCGGCGCTCTTGGTTTACAAGGTTCCGAACTACAAGGCCGAATGGGCGAAGGTATCGCGGGTCTTGGAACAAGTTACGGTCAGCTTGCGCTACAACAAGGCGAAGGTTTAAGTCAGCTTGGCTTACGTCAAGGTGCCTTGGGTGAACTGCAACAAAACTTAGGTCAGAAAGAAGCTGGATTCCTGTTCGATGTTGGCAAACAACAGCAAGCACAAGATCAAGCGGTTCTGGAAGCTACTCGTAAGACACAAGTCGAGCAGCAGTATGAGCCTTATCAGCGTGTAGGTTTCTTATCAGACATTTATAAGGGTGCGCCGTCTAGCCAGATGGCAATCTCACAACAATCAGGTGGTGGCGTATCACCCGCTCAGTCTATATTAGGTTTGGGCGTAGCAGGCTTGTCGGCAGCGGCAGGCGCAGCAAAAGCGGGGTTATTTTAATGAATAGAGAAGTAATGGGCAGACAGATGTTTGCTAAAGGAGGCGCAGCCTTTCCAGACCTAAGTGGTGATGGAAACGTTACGCAAAAAGATATTTTGATGGGTCGTGGGGTTATCCCCATGCAGGACGGCGGTATGGCACCTATGCCAATGCCCGCGGCTCCCGGACCACAAATGATGCCTCCCGGTTTACCTGCCATTGACCCCGGTTCGGTAGATATTAATGAAGCTGCACAAGGTGCTATGCAACAAGGTATCAATCCCGCTGAATTAGAGGGAATGCTTACTCAGTATGCCAGTCAAATGGATGACTTAGAAAACGCTGAAGATTACGAAACCGTTATTAACGGGATTCGAGGCGATACAGCACCTATTGAACAGCGTTATCAAGAATTAGCGCAAGTGGTTGGACCTGAAGATTCGCAAGCCACCCCCGAATCAGTTTTGACTCTGCTTCAGCCTGTAATGCAAATTGCAGCGGTAGATCAAGGTATTGGAGGGTTAGCTGCCGAAGAGATGTCGGCCCCAGTAGAAGGGGCGATGGCAGAAGGTATTATGTCCACTGTTAACATGGGCGCTCCAGAAGCTCCTGTACAGGTCCCCGGAGGGCCTGCTCCTGTAAATTTTAACCAAGGCGGGCCTGTAGCGTATATGCAAGCGGGAGGTGACCCCCGCCTTGGACAAATCTATCAAGATAAACAACAAGTTTATGGCGATATACTAGGTATGGCGGATCAAGAAGCTGAACTAGCTGACCAAAAAAGCATGACACAAGCTCAAATGTTGTTTGACGTGGCGCAAGGCGCTTTGATGTTTGCTACTCCCGGAGAACGAAACATGAGTCCTGCCGAAAGGTTAGCTCAATCGTTCCAGCCGGTGCTTGGCAACATTAGTGCCCGTGCAGGCGACCTACAGAAATTTAAACAAGACCAAAAGAAAGAAAAAAGAGCTTTAAACCTTTCTGCGTTGGGCGCTGCTGAAAACCAATTGGCGTTTGAACTAAAAGTAGACGCAGATAACAAAGCTATGGCCGCAGAACAAAAATGGAAGTCTAACGAAAGCGCCCTAGATAGAGCGCAAGAAATGCTTAAATTAGATAAGACTTTTGCTTTTAACCGTCAGGAAAACGAATCTAGTCAAAACTTCCAAATGCGATTGGCTGATCGAAAGATTGAGGCACAAGATTTACTACAAAGATTGCAAGGCTCACAAAGTCAGGCTGACATTACATTACGTGGTCAATTGCAACAGGAATTGTCTCAGATCAACAACACTTTCCAACGTACAATGCAAAACGACCGGTTTGACTTTACAACGGCAGAGCGTTTAGACACGCAAGGGTATCAAGACTCTGTAAGAGAGCAACAGTTTGCTAACCAACGTGCAATTATTGCACTTGAGTTTGATAACTCTAAACAATCTCAAAGACTTCGACAGGAGCTTGAGCAAGAAAACATGCGTCTTGGTAGTGAATTAAGAATTGGTGAAAGTCAGATCAATTTTGAAAACACGCTTGAACGCGACGGCATCTTGCATATCAATGATATTTCCAAAATGGACCGTGGTCACGAGCAAAACGTTGCCCTTACCAGTCACCGTGGCGCTGTTGAACGCGAAAATCAAGATCATCAGAACACTTTTGTTGCTGCACAAAAAGTTCTTGAACGTGCTGATAGAGAAAAACTGCAACTTAACGATCAGACCTTCCGTAGACTTATGCAAGAAGAAATGCAGCAGTTTACTTCGGACCAATCTGATATTGATCGTGCAATTAAGAAGACAAACCGTGCCTTTGACGAAGCTCTTGCAATACGCGGTGCAGATCAAACGGACGTTAAACTTGATATTTCGGAAAGAGCGCAAGCTCTTGACGAAGCTTACAAGCTGGGCATGTTGAGTATTGAAAGGCTTGTGGCTAACGCTACTAAGGTTGGAAGCAAGGCTAAAACCGACGAATTAAGCTACCTAACCAACCCCGAACGTATGGGTGAATATGCCAATGGTACACTGGGCGACGAAACAGCACTTTATGAGCAAGCCATACTGGACTACACCTCTGCTAAAGATGTGTGGGACCCCGCCCTTGGCAAGTATGTTGAAGGTTCTTCCGGCAAATTAGCTCCGGCGCTTTTAGAAAATATTCGACAAGGCAACCCGGAATTGTTTACGCAAATAACAGGTACTCAACTTTCTGACGATGGTAGTGACTTACCTCCAGCAGAAGTTAATTTGATGACAGCAACTTCTGAAATTATGAACCCCGATGGTTCTATAAACAGAGATTCGCCTATATGGCAGACTACAGCCTCCTACCTTGTTCGATCCTGATGCAAACTATAGAGAAGTTGTTGGTGCTTCTAGGATTATACCAAGTATTGGTAAAATGTTTAGTGAAGGTTCGGCTGAATTATTTGGTGGCGAGGCGAGCCCGAGAGCAAAAAGTATCGCAAGAGCGGCTACAAGCTTAGATGCTTTTGCTAATGATTTGTTGCAATACAATACTTCTGGTGACTCCGGTGGACGGATTTTAAAATTTGTTCAGGAGTTGTTAGAAAAAGAAACCAAGAATATTCGTCCGGGCGGATTATTGTTTAAAACTGATGCCGACGCACAGGCTTCGCTTGACACAATTGCAGGTTCTTTAGAAGGGGCGCTTAGACAAGGCGCAGCCGTTGTTCCAGAGTACGGCGGTACTGGCCCAACGCCGGGCGGATACACAGAAAAGCAGATTACGCAGATGCGCAAAGAAATGAACCTCTTAAAAGGACTTTTCAATGAAGTATTAGCTTTCCAAAAAGGGTTTGAGTTTGAACCCACTGTTAGAAGCTTAGAGACCGATAACGATCAAAGCACGGGTAACGCTCGTAACCAAATTTTGGATATGCGCAAACAAAACAATGGGGGCGGATAATGTCTGACGAAGCCTTAGTTGAGCTAACCGCTCCTCAGTTTAAAAACTTGATGCAAACGCAAGGTTTAGATGAAACCGTGCAAGGGGTGTTATCTATAGCTAACGAAGAGTTAGAGCTAGATGCGCCTTTAACCATGGAAAGTTTAGCTAACGGCACACATCCTATTTTAGACAAGTTGGATCGTTACAAAGGCATTTCCCCAGAACAACGTAATATTACGCCTGAAGAAATACTGACCATTTTTACTAACGTCGATGACCACGGTAAATATGATCCAGAAAAAGGCGAGTTTTCAGGGCTTAAAGCCGCTGGATATGCGGCGGCAAGGATGGCTCCAGAAACTGTTGGTGGCGGATTAGGTTTTAAAGCAGGTTTAGCTGCCGCAACGCCGGTAGCTGCTCTGATCCCTCCCGTTGGATTACCCGGATTGGCTTTAAAAGGTATTGTTTACGGTATCGGCGGAATTGGTGGTGCTATTTTAGGTGCTTTTGGCGCGGGTAAAGCAGAAGATGCTGTTATTGGTGAAAAAGCCCCCGTAGTTCCTTCACTACAGCCTGCGGCTAATTTTGGTGAAACAGGCATGTTTGCTCTGTCCATGTTGGCCTCGCCATGGAAATTAGCGCCAAGTATTCCAAAAGCTAAAACAGGCGCTGTTGAATTTTTAGAAAATTTTAAACAGGTGTCAAACGGTACATTTACTAATGTAGCGGATGATGCTTTTCAACTTGCCGCAAAAAACGCAGGTTTAAGCGAAAAAGCTGCGGCAAAATTATTTGAAAAGGCTTCAAGGGCCCGAGCAACAGCCTCTCAAAGCGGCCCTATGTTTGGTGGCGGTTTGGGCGTTAATTTAGGTATTACTAGATTTAATCCGGCGGGTTACGCTTTTGACCCAAGAAAAGGTCCGGTAGGCAGTAGGATAGTAGGTGGTATTGAAGGCGGCATCGACAAGTCCATGAAGTTTGCTAGAGAAAACCCTAGAAAGTTTTTAGGCGCAGAAGGTCTAGTAGGTGTTGGTTCAGGAACAGGCGCTTATTTAGCTCAAGATATAGCACCTTACGATGACAGCACTCGTATGGGATACGAGCTTTTGGGGTCTTTGGCGATACCTATCCCAGCGCAGCTTGTTTTAGATTCTGGGCCAGATGCCGCAAAAGGTTTATTTAGAACGTTGCGAACATGGTATGGGAACGCGGCGGACGAAACAAAAGACGGAATATTGACGGATTCTTTAAAAAAAGACAG